CCTTGATTAATTCAATGATGATTTGTTTGTACTCTTCATTGCTCATATGTACCCCTCCGCGTTTTATCGAACAAATATTCGAAATTCCTTATTGAAATATTACTACACTTTCAAAAATATTTCAATAGATTTTCCGAACATTCGTTCTATTATTTTATAGGAAAAATTTACCTATCTATATAAGTAAACAAAGCAATGCAGGGAAACTTATGCAAAATATGGGAATCGTCCCAGATCTGGGACACTTATTTATATGGAGAGTCGATAAGGTCGGAAATTCGGACTTTTAAGCCTTTGGCAAGTGCCTCAAGAACATCTGCTGTCGGCGATATTTCGTTATTTGCAATGCGGCTTACGGTCGACTTTGACACACCAGTGAGGATGGCTACTTGCCGGACTGATAGGTTTTGATTTGTCATGATCTTATCGAGTAATATCTTCATACTGCAATTATAAAATACAGATGATTGGAGGTATACTGGTAAAAAATGGAAAAAGAAATACATCTCTTCGACGATAGTTTAACTTTTATTCTTGAGCAGGAAGAACTTGAAAAGCATCGTCCAAAGGAGAAAGAAAAAGATATAGATGCTTAGGCATTTATATAAATGTGGCGTTACAAAAGAAGGAATGCAGGGGAAAGAGAGGAAAAACAAAAATGAAAAAATGGTATCTGCAAACTTGGTTTATTGCGATTATGTTCGCATGTTGGTTTCTTTATGGAGTTCCATTGATTGTTGGACTTGTATTGCTTTTTATTCAAATGAAGCAATCAAAAAAACTTAATGACAGTTATGGCTCTTATGATGAACTTCAAAGAAAAATATCTTCATTATCATCTGATTACAAAATAAAGTCTGATGAACTTGAGGATACTTATTTAAAAAAAGAGCAAACATTGAAAAGCTCTTATACTCAAGAAGAGAAAAATATTTCAAAAAAAATATCCGAACTTCTCAAAAAGAAAAACGAGATAACTACTGAAATCTCTTCTTTGGAATCAGAAGCTCTTGCGGCGCATTATAGTTTTTCTGATTATGATGGATTAACATCTGAAGAATGTAAAAATAAACTTGCCCTCATCAGGCAGGAAGAAAAGGCTCTTTTAAAATCAGACAACGCGTTGCATATTACATCCGATGGAAAGAAAAAAGAAATTAATGATAATTGTAAACAAATTTTAAGGTGTTTTAATGCTGAATGTGACAATGTTCTGATCAATCTTTCCGTAAAAAATATTGATTCCATGAGAAATAAAATTTCAAACTCCTTCGAATCTTTAAATAAAATTTTTAAAGTTGATGGTATTTCTATGGATAATCGTCTTTTGGAAATGAAACTAGAGGAACTTAATTTAACATATACATTTTCTTTAAAGCGTGAGCAAGAAAAAGAACAACAAAAAGCAATCAAAGCGCAAATGATAGAAGAAGAAAAAGTACGTCGTGAAATTGAACGTCAAAAGCAAAAAATCGAAAAAGACCAACTTCAATTCCATAATGAAATCAACAAACTCATGTCATATGTGCAAAAAACTCAAAGTGACGTTGAAAAACAATTATACATTGATAAAATCAGGGAGTTAGAAACAAAATTATCTGTTTTGGAAAAAGAGAAAGAAAACGTCTTAGAGCGAGAAGCTAATGCTCGTGCCGGATTTGTATATGTCATTTCAAATATTGGTTCATTTGGTCCCGGAGTCTATAAAATAGGTATGACACGTCGTCTTGAACCAATGGATCGAATTAAAGAACTAAGTAGCGCTTCTGTTCCGTTCGATTTTGATGTACATGCTATGATATTTTCTGACAATGCTCCTGAATTGGAAAATATTCTTCACAAGACATTCGAGAATAAAAGTGTTAATAGGATAAATTTAAGAAAAGAATTTTTTAAAGTTAACCTTGAAGAAATTGAACAAGTTGTAAAAGAAAACTTCAATAATACGGTTAAGTTTACGAAAGTACCGGCAG